CAGGGGGTAGGGTCCCGACCCTGCCAGCAGGTTCGGAAACGCCGCCGGCGCCGACACCACCAACGACGGGTTCATATTGAAACTGGAGGTGCCGCGCGCCACATCGAAGTCGTAGGTCTGGCAGAGATCGGACAGGATAACGTTCAGGAGCTGTCCGGCTATCACTTCATAGCCGGGGCACCCGGCCGCCTGGCAGGCCAGCGCTACGATCTGCGAGGCGGTGAGGGCCACATCAGCTTCCCTTGATCAGAACTTCCTTGTCGGCGATCAGGCCGTTGATCTCGTCGATGCGAGCCTGCCGACGCTCCTGCGTCTTGACGAACTGATCCCGGAACTGGTCGCGCTCGGCGGCATTGCGCGCCTTGGTTGAGACCGCATCCTCGATCCCCTTGTTCCAACGATCGATATTCGCCTGCGGCGTGCCCTTGAGCGCGGCGGCGTTCGACCGACCGGTCCCGGCGGCCCGCGCGTAGGCGGAGTCCTGGATCTCGCGGATGTTCCGCTGGGCCTCCAGGATCTGCACGTCGATCTCGGCCACCGACTTCTCGAAATTGGCGTCCGTCTCGGCCAGGGCTTCCTGGCCGCGGAACAGGTCGCGGTCGAGATCGGCCAGTTCCTTGCGGAGCGAGGCGATCTCGTAGCGGGCCTTCAGGCGGTCGGCGAAGCGCATGGTCCGGTCTAGGCGGGCATTGACCACCTCATCCGGCTCGTCCTCGGCGTAGCCAGTCTGGAGGGTCATCTGGCGGTCGTCGGCGAGGCCGATGGTCAAGCCCACCGCCGTTCCGACTACCTCCTTCACGATGCCGGAAGGGACCGGCGGCTCATCGTCATCGCTGGTGAGCTTCAGCTCGTGAACGGCGCTCACGCCGCCTTCCCCGATACGTTGCGACCGGGTACGCGATCAAAATTCCGGTCTCGATACTGCGCAATCTTGTTGCGGATCGACTCGCCCTTGATCTCAGCCTCGTGATCCCACATGCGGGAAATCTGCTCGCGCATGGATTCGACCATGTGACGCGGCAGGAAGTAGACGTGGCCGTGCGAGTAGGCCCGCCCGTCGATTGTCAGCCGGTCAGCGAACGGAGGCAGGTCGATATTGATCCAGATTTTCTCGTCGGCGTAGCGGTCGCCGGTCATCACCTGGAGGCGAGCCAGCTCAGCGTCGATGAGTTCGTTGGTCGCCTTCGCCTTGCCCTGGGCCTCAAACTTGCTGCGGGCCTTTGCCCGCGCCGCCTCGATTTCTTCGGGCGACAGGATCGAGAACTTGGCTTGCAGCTCGGCGGTGATGGCGTCGGCCAGGGGGTCGACTTCAGGCTTGGCGGACATCGGCTACCTCACGAGTGGGTGTAGGGTCCGGAGCTTACCGCGATCGACGACAAAACGAAAGGGAACCCGGTGGTCGCGTCGGTGCATACCCAATCGCCCGGCTGGAGCTGAAGAAAGCCCCGGCCGGGAATGGACATCTGGCCTTCGCGGTTGATGTAGGTGCCGAGCTTGCCGCTGTTCGGACCCTGGAAATCGCCGGAGGTGTTGTTGTAGTTCGGCTTGATCAGCGCGTTCAGGGCGGCGAGATCGGAGTCGCTGAGAACGCCGTTCGACGGGTTGAACTGGATCGCCGACAAGGACGTGGAGGCATTGGTGCCAAACGTGCGCAAGGCCATAGAGCAATCTCCGAAAAGGTGGGCGGGGTTTTAGCCCCGCCCTAGTCACCCCATGGATCAGGTGAAGGTGGACACGAAGGCCGAGACACTTTCAATGCGCGCCATGAAAGTGGCGTTGCTGATCAGCGTCCCGTAGAACACCTTATAGCCGACGATCCGAAGCTGGTTCAGCGGGTCGGATTTGTCGGCGTCCTTCAGGTAGGTGAACTTCGCATCGTCCAGGACCACCTGGGCGTAGGCGCCGCGGCCGATCACGAAGGTCGGATAGACCGTCAGCCCAGTCGCCGGGGCGGCCGGCGGCGTCTGCGAAATGCCGATGCCGGTGATGGTCACCGAGGTATTGGCCGGAAGCTGGGTGGCCTGGCCGGCGAGCGGCCCGTTGATCGGTCCAGACGGCGAGGTTCCCAGGTGGGTCGGGCTGGTCGTGGTGCCGATATAGACGTTGAAGGTGTAGCCGGCCACGTTCGGCGTGGTCAGGGTGATCGAGCCGGTGGTCCCGAAACCGCTGCCGGTGATCGAATTGGAGACCTGGGCGATGTAGGACTCGTATTGGTTCTGCGTGTCCTGGCCGGTGACGATGATGTAGTAACTCGTCGCAGCCGGGATCGAGCCGCCGGTGGCTGAACCAACGCCGTTCACCTGAGCGTAGCCGGTCCAGGACGGGATCATGTTCGACTTGCAGAACCGGATGCCCGACCACTCGCCGGCCTCATAATTGTAGAGGCGGTTGAGATCGGAATAGGTCCACGCCTGAACCACAGTGGCGTTCTGCCGGAAGTCGGCTACGACCAGAGTGTGGATGAGCGCCGCGTAGTGCGGCATGGAGCGTGGATTTTCCGAAGCGCGAGAGCCGCCGGACTCCGCCTCGATCTTCATGTCGGTGCGCTCGTCGCCCATGAAGCGCGGCGCACCGATGGTCTCAAGGGCGGCATCGGTGCGGATCACCGTGAAGGTGTCGAGCACATCCCCGGCGATCAGCGCCGGCCGCGATCCGCGAGAGTTGACGTAGTTGACCTGGGTGGTGCCTGCGACCAGAGCGTTGAAGGTGTTGCGCTCCAGAGTTTCCGCCAGGGACAGGGCGCAGAGTTCGATCGCCTTCTTGAACAGCGGGTGCTTGATGGTCAGCTCGGCCACGTCGGTCAGGGTCACCTTGTCACCCCATTGCTGGGCGACCGCGGAGACCTGCTGGATGGTCATCGTCTCGCCGACCGGCGGCACACCTTCGGAAAGCGGCGCGAAGGGCAGCGGCAGGCGCAGATACCGCGTCGCGGTGTAGGTGGTGCCCCGACCCTTGGGGAGGGTGGCGGGATCGCCGAACTGGTAGGCGACGAGCTGTCGACGAGCGAGAGGCAATGTCTCGTCGGCAATGAAATTCTCAATGTCCGAAGAAAATTGAGACGCAATGTTGGTAGCCATTATGGCCTCCCGTTAGCGGGGAGGCCGAGCAGGCGACCCCTAGATGATCTGGTCTTCCAGGCGCTTGGCGCGAGCCTCGCGCTCGGATCCTGAACGCGGCGATTCTCCACGCGTATCGTTCCGCGGCGAAGATGGGCGAGCCGCCTGGCGCGAGCGGTTGTCTTCAGCGGTCCGGCGGGCCTTGCCCGTCGCACGTCCTGCGTTGGCCAAGGCCCTGTCTCCGATAACGTATTTGAGGACCGTCTCGCGCGGGGCGTTGGTGCCGTTGCGGCGCATGTCGGCCAGGTAGGATTCGACGTTGTCGCGCAGCTTCGACGCGACAGGGTTTCGCGCACACAAGCCGTCGAAGGCGGTGCGGTCGGCGCTATCGGCAGTCTGGAATCTGATCTGCGCAAGCTCGTTCCCGAATTGTTGGCGCTGCTCGTTGAGCAGGTAATCGACTCGTTGGTCCGGATCCATCATCGCCAGGCGCTCGGCGCGCTGCGCTGCTGTCTCCGCCGGCTGTGTCGGACGCTGTTGAGCCTCCGCGCGCAACCGCGCAATTTCTTCCTTCGCTTCCCTCGCTTCGCGTAGGGCGGTCTCTACCCGCCTCTGCGCCCGCGACGGCTCCCTTCCCCTTTCTTGAGCAGGTGCTTGCCCGTGTTCATGGGCGGCGCCGGCAGTTTCTTGGGGGTCTTCATCGGCGTCCCGGTCACCTTCTGGCCCTTCGGCGCCTTCATCGACTTCTTCGATTTGGTCTTCGACTTCATCGAAACCATCCTCGGCCAAAGGGTCGTATGCGTCGGACATGCCGTTCTCCGGTCCCGTTCGTGGGACTAGGCGGGTAGCCGTTTAGCGCCCGGCTAGTAGGCGTATGCCTAGCGTAAGCCGCAAGTCGCTAAAACTGTCAAGTCTTTCGCGGCATCTGCACGACGCCGCCGGCCGCCGGCATCCGGTCGG